CAGTAGGTAAAGATGATACTACCATTGTAGATGGTAAAGGAACTGAAGAAGCTATTGCAGAGAGAATTGATCAATTAAAAGAGCAAATCGAGAATACAGTTTCACCTTACGAGATTGAGATCTTACAAGACAGATTAGCAAAACTTATTGGAGGAGTAGCTATGATTCATGTTGGAGGTCATACAGAAGTTGAAATGAAAGAGAAGAAAGATAGAGTAGATGATGCTCTTCATGCAACTAAAGCAGCTTTACAAGAAGGTATCTTACCAGGGGGAGGAATTGCCTTACTAAATGCTTCTTTCCACTTAACAGAAAATCCATTAGTAGCTCATCATCCAGATCAGCAAAAAGGATTTAATATCATAATCAAAGCACTTCAGAAGCCTTTCAAACAAATCTTATTGAATGCAGGAGAGACGGCAGAGATTATTGAAGAGAGAGTAGTATATGTATCTGACAATACTAAATGGACTGGATTCAATCCAAGAACAGGAGAGTATGTTGATATGTTAGAGGAAGGTATTATTGATCCAACTAAAGTAACAAGACTAGCTTTAGAGAATGCAGCATCAGTTGCAGGAACAATGTTAATCACAGAGTGTGTTATAACAAATATAAAACCAAAAGATGAACAAGGAGCAGGAATCGATCCTTCTCAGTTCATGTAATATTAATTTAAAATAAACAAAAATGAACAAGCAAGAATTATTCGAACAAATCGATGGATTGTATCAAAGTTTCGTAGCCGCACACAACGGTACAACTAAAAAATCGCAAGCACAAGCTAGAAAGCAAATCGGAGAGGTTAAGAAATTAATCACAGATTACAGAAAAGCTTCAACAGCAGAGAGTAAATAAGAAGGGACCGAGAGGGGAGGGGGCGTCAAAACCTCCTCACCGAAGGTGTCACGCGCAAATTTTATTAATCACCCGCCCAAGGAGGGGGGACAAAACAAAACATTATGACAGGAATTGAGATTATTATTCTAATTGTAGTAGTAGTTATCGTAGCAGGAGCAATTGGAGCGTTCCTAACAAGAGAACAGAAGTCATTAGCAGAAATGACTAAAGACTACTACAACAACGAAGAGGCACAAGAAGTAGTAGAACTAGCACAGGAACTATACAACAAGGACTTACGTCCAATTGTAACTAAGAAAGCACCTAAGAAAGAAAAGGTAGAAGAAGTAATACCAGAAGGGATTGTAGAAGAGCCAGTTAAGAAAGAACCAAAGCCAGAGTTTCCTATTGACAAGCCAAAGAAAAAAAGAAAGTACTACCCTAAGAAAAAATAATACGTAAAGTATATGTCAGACTCAATAAAAAAATATCAAGAGTTACTAGAAGAAGGTAGAACGTTTACCGTTACATCACACCAGAAAAGTACTATGACCATCATAGAGATACTTCGTGCTTCAGATTGTGCCGGTAATATGAAAACTCTTTTAGAAAGAGCAACAGACATATGCAAAAAAGGTCCGAACCTTACCCCGGCCACTGTATTTCAAATTGCAGGCGAGGAGGCAAAGGTAGACGAGTTATGTGGTAAAGAAAAACAAGAACAATGGAACAACAACCAAGAATGAATCTATCGATTGATCAAACCCTGCCGGTAGAATGCGAGAAATGTAATCATACATTTTTTGAAGAAGCCCTTCACATTAGAAAGGCAAGTGGAATCCTTACAGGAACAGGGCAAACAACCTACATGCCTATTCCGGTATTTGCGTGCAAGGCCTGCGGCCATGTCAACACTGAGTTCCTTCCAAAGGAATTAAAGCATATGAATATAGGAGAGTAAGAAAGACTCTACTTAAACTTCTCAAGAGGCCATTCGGCCTCTTTTTTTTGTGCTATTTATATCAAAGAGTTACTATAAAATTTTGTTATTACTAATTGGTTACACACTAACTAACTTAAAAAATATTTTATGGGATTTTTCAGTATCTTTAAAAAATCAAATGATTATAACGAAAAAGTTATAATTGGGTTTTTATCATTCACAGTAATGGTAGGAGCTATTGTAGTAGACCTTGTAACAGGTTACATGGGTAAAGCATTAGAATTAAACGAATACATCTTTGATGCATTCATGTACATCACATTAGGTTCATTCCTTCCAGATGTATTAGAGAAGTTTGCAGCAATGAAAAACGGAAACAAATCAAATAACGAAGAATAAAAATTAGATTATGAGCTTAAAAAGTTTACAAGAAAAGATCGGAGTAGCTGCAGATGGAGCTTTCGGTCCTGGAACAATGAAAAAAGCAATGGAGTTTTACAAACTAACACCAGTTAGAGCGGCTCACTTCTTTGCACAAACGTCACACGAAACAGGAGGATTTAAAGCATTCTCAGAAAACTTAAACTATTCAGCACAAGGACTTCAAGGTATCTTTGGAAAATACTTTCCTGGTAACTTAGAAGAGTCTTACGCTAGAAATCCTGAAAAGATTGCCAATAGAGTTTACGCATCAAGAATGGGTAACGGAGATGAAAAATCAGGAGATGGTTTTAAATTTAGAGGAAGAGGTGCTCTTCAATTAACTGGTAAAGATAACTACGCAGCATTTGCTAAGTATTTAAACAAACCAGAAATTATGACTAATCCAGATCTAGTAGCAACGACTTATTCTTTTGAATCAGCAATGTTCTTCTTTGACAAAAACAAATTGTGGGAGATATGCGACAAAGGAATTAACGATGCAGCCATATTAGCTCTTACGAAAAGAATTAACGGTGGTACTCACGGGTTAGAAGACAGAAATCAAAAAACTAAAAAGTACTACGAATACGTTAAATAGTAAACTATAAGATGAAGACTTCACTTTTAATTACATTATCATTGACAACAGCATGCGCATTTATAGGTTCATACTTTATGAATCTAACAGCAGAAAACATCGAACAATACCTTTCAGTAGCATTTGTAATATTTGCTGACGGGTTCTTTGGTGTATGGGCTGGAGTTAAAAGAGAAGGATTCAGAACTTATAAAGCATTAAGTGTACTAAGAACATTTGTATTTTGGGTAGTAATGCTTTCAGCTATATTAACAATAGAAAAAGGATTCACTGGAACAGGTTGGTTAAGCGAGACAATTATGGCTCCCTTCCTAGTGTTCCAGTTAATTTCTATTCTAAAAAATGCCTCAATGGTAGGTGTGGTAAAAAACGAATTACTTACTCAGATATTGGATAAGTTAGATAAACACAAAGGAGATAGAGATGTTGCTAAATAAACAAAACATTCTTATATTAATTGTTATTGCACTATTAGGTTATAACATTTTTACTACAAACAGTATTAGAACTGATGTAAAAGGTTACGAAATGAGAATCGACTCAGTACAGACCAAAATAGATTCAGCACAAGTAATTAATAAACAAATCGATGTTAAAATCGATTCAGTAAAAGAAAATGTAGTTTCTATTACAAAAGAAATACATCACATAGATAATACCATAACAATTGTAAAAAAACAAACAGATGAAAAAATTAATACTGTTGATAAGTTTTCTAACGCTGAGCTTGAATTCTTTTTCACAAACAGATACAACCAAGGTAACACTACCAACTAAGGTAGTAAGACTAGCAGCAAAAGATTTAGTTCGCTATGACGGATGTAAGGAAGAATTGAAACTTACTAAAGACAAAGTAATTAAATTAGAACAAAGAGAAGTACAGAAAGATACTATCATAAGTCTTTTAACTGTTAAAGATAAAAACAATCAGTTTATCATTCAGCAAAAAGATGTTCAAATTGGAGAATATAAAGGAATGACTGATGACTTAAAGAAAGAATTAAAGAGTCAAAGGAATAAAACATTCTGGTACAAAGTACTGGCTTTTGTAAGTTTATCTACAACAGTATTTTTTGTAAAATAAGTTTGGCTTCCTAGGAAGCCTTTTTTATATTACCGTCAAAATAAAAGTTATGATATACAATCCACCACTTACTGAAGCTCAATTAGAAAAACAATTTTCTAAATTACGCAAACTTAAATACAACCAATTTAGATGGTGGAGAATGTATGATGATCCTAAACCTGCATTACCTAAACAATCCCAACTGATAGACAGGATAAAAAATGGTGATTTTAATTACTCTCATTACAATTACCAAGCTATGTGGTGTGAACATGAGATGAATAAAATCCATAATAAATACGGTTTTGAAGATATGGGTCGTTATGTAGAAGAAACTTCATTACTTCGTACTAGAAGAAAA